AACCGTTATATTCAGCAATACCTTGTGCATCGTTGTTTTTGAACGCTAATAGACCACGAGCAAATCTTTGCTCTTTAGAAAGTGAGTCAAATCCGCTTTTAGCAGCTTTGTCTACAACTTTGCTGTCGTCATGGATCTTTTTCTTATCAACACTTTCAGTCTTTGCAACGATAGCTTCAGCAATTTCTTCAGCAGTAGCTTGTTTAGGCATTGACTTCTCCATAGATTCTTGAACTTGTTTTGCGATAGTATCAACTACATCGCTGTCGATTTCAACGACATTTTTTTCTTCACTCATTTAATTTCTCCTTTGAGTTTAATCCGTCTAATGACGGTTTCGACTTGTTGATCGACCGCTTGCGCCTGGCGCAAAACAACTCGTCTGTTATTATTTTCGTTTACCTTTACTTCATGGGGTTCACTGTTGCCAGCTACTTCCTTTAAAGTGGTTACGAGCGTCTCTAATCTTGCTATATCTTTCTGGATCTCCGTTACTCCAGCACTCTCATCTAGCATCTTACGAGCGTATGCATTACCTAATGCTCTAAGTTCAGCTTTCTGTTCTCCGTCTAGGCTTTTAGATGCTACTAGAGCTTCCTGATTGGCCGGGATAGATACAACGCTAAACTCTTTCATGTTGAGCTTGGCGATCGTAAGACCGTCTTGCGCCCACTCCTCAACCATTCCACCGATTGATACAGCATTTAAATAACCATCAACAATGTAGTTATAAACTTTCTGTGCAAACGCATCTTTCATGTAGAACTTAGCACGAGCCATTAGTTTACCGGATTCTTTCCATATCTTTACAGTCTTAGCAATTGGAAGATTAAATCCATCATGCCCCCATAAAACAACTGGATTCTTTTTGTAGTCTTTTAGATCAATACCGTTAACGTCAATTCTTTCGCCATGTGAGTCCCAAGCATTAGTTGAAACAACAAATTCAACTTCACCCTCTGCGAGTTTGCTTGCTTTTTCGATATAACCGTCTGATTTTATGTGCATTATTTTCTCCTATTAAAAAAGACCCTTAAGATCACATCATCTTGTAACAGATGTGTCCGCTTGATGCGGAGTGACCTCATGGGGTTCTGGCATTATCATATCATATTGATTAGTAACATGTAAACTACTCATGACTTTATATTCAAATATCATCTTACATCGAGGGCATTTTATAGCAGCTATCATTACTGAAGCAGTAGCAAGCCATCTATTGCAATTTTTACACCTGACTTCTATCGGGTTCACTAACTCAACTTATCTTTAATCAACAAGTTAGGTAGTTTGGTATCAGATTGTATTTTACCCATCGTACCAGCCTGTGTATTAGCATCTGAGAAGCCCCACACAGCAGCAGGCACGACTGAGAAGTCAGACTGAACCATAATCTGCGATGGTTGCCCCTCATCCCAAAGGTCAAGACCAGCTACCTTATTACCAGTACCAGCATCATATAAGTCGTCTACAAAGAAATATGCCCCTGCCGTAGCAGTTACACCTGTGATTCTTACTGTAGCGTAGCGAGAATCCGTACCTGAATAGTATGCTGAGATGTTGAACGGTAGCCAAGAACCTGTAGTTGTCGCAAACGTGTAAGTATCATCTGGTGTGGCTGTTAGTAAAGTACCTGGTAAGAATAACTCTACCTTTAATGTACCGCTTGAAAAAGTAGCATTTCTGTATACATAGCCGAATATACCCACGTTAGAAGTCGGATTGGCAGGTATCTTAAATGTCCAGCTAGAGCCAGTCGTAGCGTTTTCTGGTTTACTTACTAGAGATAATGACGAGGCAGTACGAACAGTTGTATCTGTTAGCCCAGCTCCAGCACTCCACCATGAGCCGTAGTTAGTGTACCATCTGTGCTTTGAGGTGTTTGAGTCCATATCTTGGAAAGCAATAAGGCTTGTATCAAGTTGGTTGAGGTAGTTAGTAATAAGCGAAGTTGAACCGAATGTGCAGTTATTGAATAGGGCACTATTTAGTGTACCTGTAACTGGGATGATGTCTGTCCCGTTGTTCGCTATTGCCCCAAAGCTACAGTTATTAAATATGTTGTTGGTTCCAGCAGATGTCGTAATCGCTGGGGCAGTAGCTATATTTCTGCTGGCGTTGATAGTGCAGTTATTGAAGGTGTTTGCTGATGAAGAATAGATACCAATAGCGTAACCGCTAGCGTTCATTGCATTAGTCCCATAAGCATGGCAGTTATTGAAGGTGTTTGCTGTTGAAGACCCAGCAATACCCATAAAGCCACAACTCACCGTCCCACCTGGTGCGTTGTAAAAGAAACAGTCATTTAGGGTTTTGTTGCTAGAGGCAGAAAAAAGTATACCAGATTGTCCATTAAAGTTGCTCCCTCTGGTGTTGTAAAGTGTAATGCCAGTATATGTAGCTGCTGTTGAATAGCCTTGTGCTATGTTTAAGATATACCTGTTTCCTGAAGATGTGTTATAGATGACTAACCCATCAATAGTTGAAGTCGCTGTGCCTGTAGTCTGTAAAGGGTTAAGCCCCTTGCCGCCAGTTGAGTCAGCGTATTCCCATCTGGAGTAATTAAATGTTGAAGCCCCTACACTACTTGAATGATATGACCACATACCCTTGGCAGTATCTAGAGGCTTAATGATCACATTTCTTGTAAGATTGTTCATGTGGGAACCAACAGCGTGAGTATTAACCAGGGCAGATTCAGCACCACCAGGGGTATCACAAAGCACAAATGAGGTAGAGGAGTTACGGGTCTTAATGTACTTGGTTTCGTTCTTGAGATAATCAGTACCACCACCGATAACAATTTCATCGTTAACATCAGCATCCCAGGCAATTGATGTAATCATCGGAGAAGCCGCCGTTCCAAGTCCCGAAGCATACTTTGAGTAAATATCATAGGTTGCACCGTTCATTAAGAACACCCCGCCAACACCAGACGAAGCAGATATAATTCCCTGTTCACCTAATGTCGCAGATTCTACTATTAAAGTATTTACCTTAGACTTATCAGAAGGGGAGCTTTGGTCATAGGTACCACCAACAGTTGTGAATACGCTTCCTTTTAGGTTAAGTGTAGTTGGAGCAGAGGTGTCAAACTTAAATGTACCACCATTACCAATAGTAATAGCTCCAGCCATAGTAGATGTCGTAGAATTGGTTATGCCAGTCTTACCAGAACCCCAAGAGTTTGATGTGCCAGATATAGTCAGTGTTTTTGCAGTTAAACCAGAATCGTGAAAGCCACCCACCCAAACATCATCAGTGGCTCCAGCGGCACGAGCAGTGTCATATGTAAGAGCAAACCACAGACCAGACGCTGCAATACGAAGCGACCCAGAGTTAGAACTGTTAGTTACTCGAACGGTATAAGCTGAGGCTGTAAGAGTGGCAAAAGTATAAGGAGTGGCGAAGCGGACATAATTAAACCCGACTTTTATATCAGCAAAGTTCATAACAGCCGAGGCTTTTGTTACGCCTGATTCTTGGAGAGCAACAGTATGGTTGCCCGAAGAAGGTACACCAGCTATAAATACCCAACAACCAGTTACATTATTTGTGAGGTTTGGGGCAGTAACACCTACACTACTTATGCCTGTTGAAATGGATACATTGGTGCCAGTACTAATAGATGCACTGCCTAAGTGGTCGTCAAAATTCGTACCATTATAGGTAACTAAGCTCACTAGCTAATCTCCATTCCTACTTCTAAATCTTGACTTTTTTCATATTCCGCCTGGTAAGCTTGTAGTTTTGCAGCTATTTCTGCTACAGCGTTGCTTGGTGAGCATTCTACTGTCTGGCTAGTGAGGACTGTATTGCCGTCATCATCCAAGATGTCAAATGTAAAGTGTTGATTTAGGTTTAGTGTAAGTTCTGATTTTTGTGTGATTATCGCTTTCATGATTTTTCCTTATACTTTAAAATATTGCACCTTTTGTCCCCCAAGTTGGACTACCAGATGGCCCCAGTATTTCAGACTGATAGACTGTTGTGTAACTGCCTGTGCCTTTTGCATAACTAAATACACTTGTAGTTAGATTTTTGCGAAGTATATAATAGTTGGTATCGTCGTTCTCAAAGAAGAAGTATTTATAAGTACCGTCGTTTGAAATAGCTTGGATTGAATAAGCTGCTGTTGAATTTGGTGACGCACTAGATATTGGGGTTAAAGTATCAGTAGAAGAATCATAAGAATAGAGAGCTACCCTCTTAGCTGCAAGTGCGCCCTTAGAGATATGTTCTTCCCTGTCTAGGTAGACGCTTTTCTCGCTGGTTTTAGGATTGCTCACGGAGTTCCATCTCCTCTTGTTCTAGTAGTTTTTTTGTTGTTTTCTCTATGGTTGCATTGTCTACATCTACGCCCATTGCTTTAAGAAAGGGTATTACGCCTATTGTATACTCTCTTTCGTGTTCTTGCCAGCTAACTACGATTTTCATTTAGGCCTCAACCTTTCGTAAGCTTCTTTTTGTTTCTTGGAGTCATTCATCTCTCTAATAATACGAACGTAATCTGCTAGCTGTGAAAGCTTAGTCTGCCCTATCTCTGGCTGCACCATATTCATATGTGCTGCTCTAACAGCCTTTAGAATGTCGCCAGTATCTTTTACATCTTCTTGGTTCTTGTAATAGTCCCAGACATCTTGGAGCTGGCTTTTAGTTTTTTCATCTACTTCGTCTATCCCGTAATAGGTTTGTAGCGGAGAATAAGAAACATCAGCACTCGGAGTAACTATCTTACTAACATCTGATGAAGTATCTGCTACCGTCTGTGATGGCTCTGGGGCTGTGCCTATGGCTACTGCTACTCTTGCCTGTAGTTCTTGGTTAGCGTCTATCATGACCTTATTATACTACCCTTCTATTACCTCAGACCACCGTTCTGCTATTCTTGACCACGTATAGTTATCTACTAAGTCATCTTGCTCTACTATCTCTTTGTGTGTGAGCCCACCCTTTAGTGCTTTAACAACTTCTTCAACAAACTGTTGCTGTTTCTGTGGGTCTTTTTCTATCTCTTGGCTAGACACTACTCTGGCTACTCCACCTCCAGTCTCGTTTAACGCTGCTACATCAGTGATGACTGGGACACAGTGCGCTGCGTTTGCTTTGGTAGCGGTTATGCAAAATATCTCATGAAAGCTTGTTGGGTACGCCCATACTTGAGTCTCTTGCATCTTCTTAGCTAAAGTCTTGTGGTCTACTCTACCGTGTTCTTTTACCCCGTGTTTCTTGAGGTCGTCTATCTTCTTAACCATTCGTGTATAGAAATCATCTTCACCCTCTAACCCTACCCAGCTTTCCCAGCCGTAGTAAATATCTAGGGTTGCATCTGGTACTTCTTTTCGTATATCTTTCCACATATCTAGTAGGCACTCTAGTCCTCGGTAGTACGCTGAGAAATAACCAACAGAGTGTTTCTTTTTCTTCACCTTACCTGCGAACTGTTCTTTCAAAATACCGTTACCAATAACTTTATAATCTGTTATCTGTGGGTATAACTCTCGGTGGTAGTTAGATTTGAATAAATACGTTACGTTCTCATGAGGCTTGACTACTTCTGTTGGTAGTTTGTCATGCATATCTACAATTATCTTTCTAGCTTTGAAGTGACTAGCAAACTGTGGGGCTCTCCATACTACTAGGGTGTCGAAAGTATCTCTGCGGTCTATGTACTGCCAGGGCTGGTAAGAGACTGCTTGGTTCTTAGCTTTGTCTACCCAGTCATCGTAAGGTTCTGTTACCTCACCAAATACAGTAACTCTGTAGCCTTTTTTGACTAACTCTCTACTTAAGTAAACTACTGCCTCCTCTGAACCGCCCATGCCTTTGTCTAGTGTGTGAGCTCCCCATTCTTCATAGCCTTTGCCGCAGAAAAATACTACCGAGCCTTTGCTCCATGTTTCTGGTTTAGTGAACTGTTCTCTGTAGGCACGGAAACGAGCATCATATTTAATGCTATCGTGTAGTGATTCCCAAAGTTGCTCTGGTCTCTTATAGTGTTTGAACAAAGCAGGTAAGACTTCGCTGAGTCTTTCTAGTGATGCTTGATGTTCAAAGTCTGGTAGCAAATCTGTGACATCTATCACATTGACTTTTTTCAAAAGTTCTACTGCCTCTCGGTAATTACCAAGTTCGTACTCGCATAACGCTCCAGTAAGGATTGAACGATTGACACTAGTAGGGTCCCAGACAGATACATTGTCGGGGGCTTTCTTTTGAACAGCTACCTTCACCCATTCAAGAGACTGCTTGTAGTTCTTCTGCTTGAACTCGTACTGAGCGACTGCATGATAAGCCATTGGTAATTCTGGCATGAAGCCGATAGCCTCTAAGCCATGTCTTATGGCGTTATCGTAGTCCTTTTTAGCGTAATAACACTCTGAAATCTTGACTAAACTACGGTATATTTCCTCATCCCAGCCGCCTATTTCAATGTAATCTTTGAATAATTGTATCGCTAAATCATAGTTTTTGTGGGTATATTCGGATATTGCTAGATAATGTAAGTATCTAGGGTCTCCTGTTTCTTCCCAAGCCTTCTGTAATATCTCATGATTACGTTCTAGTGAGCCCTCTCGATGGTCTGAGTGGTGGATTACTGGTATATCTACCATCTTCTTGATGAAATGTCCTTCTGGTATAAGGGTTTCGTGTACCCAGCCTCGCCACTGCCAGCCCATAGTGCGTCTAACAAAGCGTTCTCGCCAGTGAGAGACTATTACATTGCCGTCTTCGTCGTGGTCGTAGTGGTAAGGTAGGTAAATTGCGTCGTGGTCTTGGAGCAGTTCGGTTAAGTAGGGGATTTTAGTAAAGTCGAACTCATCGTCTGCATCAATCCACATACTAGCGTAATGCCCTTCACCTAACTTCCAGTTGTGGTTACGAGCGTCATCGAACCTATCATTCCATTTACGATAGTCAACGTGTATACCATCATGCTGTTCTAAGGCTTTTAGAGCCTCGTAGGGCTCTTTATTACTAACAGTAAGGTAAATAGCGTCAAAGTATGGATAAGCCTGGCTAGCGAGCTTTGTGACAGCCTCAACCTCATCCTTTACTATCATGTGTAACGAGTAAGTGAGTTTATTTGTCATTGTTGAGCTCCCTTAGTTTAGCGAACATAAAGCGTACAGACTTGTAATACTGCGGTGCTGGGACCGCTGCCTCGCCTTTATAATATTCTTCCTCTAAGCTTTTAGTCTCTGGTAGTTGTACGAATACATAAACTTTCCGTCTGACATCGTTAGGGTCATCCCTTAGTGTTACGAGAACGTGTTTGTGATAGTGCAGGTACGCTGCGAACGGGGTATCAGAAGTTTTGTAGGGGTTTGTTTCACTCATGATAGTAACCTTCCTGTTACTGGGTCATAGTTCTTCTTTCTCTTGACCCTATTTTTGTTATACGTTGGTGCTGGTTTCTCTGTTTGATACATCATCCACACACCAGCTAGCGACATTACTAAATCATCATGGGCGTTTTTCTCAGCCTGAGCCCTCCAGTTAGCAGAGGTTTGTACTTCGATAAATGAGAACATTTCGTTAATTGTAGGTCGGTCATAAATGGTGATAAGTTGTTGGTCTACAGCTTCTTTGATTAAACCGAGCATAGCTGGGCGGGTTGCAGAGTTGGTGTCCCAGCCAAGTTTCGGAGAGTCTTTTTCGTTGTATTTAGTCCCCTGATTAAGCTTAGTTTTGTAGATTGTATACTTCTGATTCCTGTTTAGGCTTGCCATGCGGTCCATCTCGAAGAAGCCACCGTTGTTTCTTTCGTAGGCCACTACTGGTTTGACCCCTGTTATATCGTAGATTTCTTCTAATTTAGCGTGGAGTTTAGGTGTCATTTCAGTTGCTATTACTTTAGAGTGGTAGACAAGTGGAATATCTAGCTTGGTCTTACTCAGGAAGTGGGCTGCACAGAAATCTCCACCTCCGGCTGCGGTATCTGCGAAACAAAGTACAAACTCACCTTTTTCAAACTCACGATACTTTCTAAACCCGCCTATGGTCTTAATTTCTTCGGTAGTTTTTAGGTATTCTTTTAAAGCTTGACGGTCAAAGAATAGGTTACCTGAAGCAATGAAGGCAAGTTCAGGTGTCATCGGGAACTCCTGCTCGAATAAGTTACCGAGCTCGGCTTTCTTTCTAGCTAAGAACTCTTCATCATATTCCCATGTAGGTGAATAGAACATAGCTTTGTAACCTCTAGCCCCTGCGGTAGCTTCATCCCAGAAGGTTTTAAAGCCGTTGTAACCGTTTGCGGTAGTTTCTAGGGTAATTATTGCTTTGTTGACTACAGCCTCTCCTACACCCGCTAGAAGCTGGTCTAAGTGGTCTGCAAGTGACACCTCGGTTAAGTGAAGAAAGGTTATATCATCACCACGACCAAAGCCTTGAGACTTAGCTGTGCCAACTCGCAGAGCGTTCGTATAAGTTGTGCCGTCTTCATGTATACCTTCCCAAACCATCTCGTTCTTAGAGTTGTACTTGAGAGGTATCTCTACTTTGTTCTTACGTTCGTAGGATTTAAGAAAATGCTTAGCACGTTCAAGCTGTTTAGATGATGCATCTCTATCGAATGACATAGATACACAGCGTTCGTTTTTACCAAACAGGAACTTAACACAGGCTACAGCTAGCAGAACGGAAGAAAAGCCCATCTTTCGGGCTTTCAATATTACGTTACGTTCGGTTAGATTCTTGAGGAAATGTTGCTGAGCCGGATTAAGGATGAAAGGTATTTCCTTCTGGTTCTTATCAATGATAGTAAAGTTCTCTTCTATAGCCCGCTTGTAACCATCATAGTTAAGAGCCGACATTTACTACTACCCTTTCATAATGAACGCCATCTTCTGTTACAAATAGGTCAAGCTTCGTGGCTACTACCAAAAGCTCGTTATAAGCATATAGGTCAATAATGGGCGAGCCCCACTTAGGGTAACGCTTCTTATAATACTTTTGTCTTAGTGTCTTTAGCGGGTGTTTCATTTTGGTCTCCATTATTTTTAGCTTCTGCTTCTTTCATTTCTTCACCTAATTGTACTAAAACCTTGTTAATAAAGTCAGACTTACTAGGAATTTTATCCCAAGTTTCCTGGTTGTCTTTCTGTATATAGATAGTTGCGTTTGCCATATGTATAAGTATAACAATACAAAAGAGCCCCCGCAAGGGCTCTATGTATATACTAATAAGTATAACTAGACTATCTTGAAGCCCATACACCTGCAACGCTAGTCATGTACCAGGTTGTTACACCATCAGAGACTAGAGTAACGAAGTCACCCACTACGTTTGTAGCGGCTGTGTTCTTGATACCTGTGCTAGTTGCTGTAGCTATACCTGTACCTGCTGAACCACCATCTGTCTTACCAACTATGTTGTCGCCTGTAGCAACGCTGATTAGGATTTCTCCTGAAGCGTGTCCACATACAAATGTGAATCGTTGTCCTACACGAGCTGCTGCTGGTAGAGTGAAAGTTTGTGTACCGCTAGATAGAGTAGCTATTGTGACCTTACCGCTATCAGCTTCTGTTAGGGTTGCTGTTGCTGCTGTAGTTGTACCAGCAGTCTTTGTACCACCTGTAGGAACATAGATGTTTTGTGAGTCTAAGTAACTTGCCATGTTATTTCTCCTTTTGTTTTTTATTTACTACTGTAATAGTGACATTATTTACCTCTAATATAGTATAGTATTGCTAATGCTGGTAGGTAGGAGTAATATTAAATTGACAGGTGGAAACTCCTGCCTCAAAACCAAAACTCCTCAATAAACCCTTGAAGAGCCCGAAGCCACTCGCAGCAGGGCTCTTTTTAATAGGATAGAGGTTACAGTAAGGCTGAGCAATCAGTGACGATTGCTTTTTCTTTGCTGTTTAGGTTCCCCCTAGAGATACGAGGTGATTCATCTACTAAACCTTGAACGCCATACAGAGCTTCTAAACGGTCATAGGTGCAAGAACAGTAAGCGTTGTTCGCTCCCTCATTCGTACAGCCTGTCATAAAGCTTTGTTTGTAACTGTCCGAATAAGTGTTGGATGGTTGATATTCATTCGTTGGCTGATTAACATACCCGACAACTAGTAGACCTAGAACAATAACTGCGATGATTATAAGTGCTTTCTTCATACTATAAGTATACGCATAGTTATGAAAATGTCAAGGGTAAAATTTTTGTCTAGTGTCGTCAAATAGAGAAAGACCCCGTATGTGGGGTCTTGTACTTCCGCAAGTATACCTATATACTAGCACTATCATACTACTCCCGCAAGTACTATGATTCGTACATACAGCAGACATGGGGTGCGTCAACTGCACCGACGGGGAAGCTTAGGGGAAGAACCTAGAAGAAGCCGTAAACGCCAAGTACGATGGAAAGTTGAAAACATGAGCTTGACTGGAAGCGAAGAGAAATCCAGTCCACGGTAAGTGTTCCTTAACAACTAAACTACTCACTAAGACTAAGCCTTACCTAGTAAGGCGTGTCTGAGCGATAGCGAATGTCTTAAGACCACAACCTACGTTTACACTTCGGTTGACTCAAGCTAAAGCTTTCGTTAGGGATATATCCTGTTTAATAAACACTTATTGCTGATAAGACTGTTTACATCCGATGGGGAGGGTAGTTAGTTATAAGTTATAAGTTCTCTTCTAATTATGGTAAAGGAAGGAGGGGTATTATGTCAAGAGCAAAATTAAAAACAATAGGTTATAGAACTTAAACATAAGTAGTATATAAAAATAGCGGAAAAATATTTCTTTATTACTACACCCTTTATTATATATTTTATATATACACACCAACAGACAGAGGATTTGCCCCTAGGGGGGTTGACAGAATAAAAGACTAAACACCTTAACAGAGGTGGGCTTAGTCGTACAATGTGTATTGTGCGACATAGGCTAGCTATTAGCTTAGATGTTAGTTACTACCTGTTTAAGATATAAACCGCTTAAATAGGCTTATAAGATGTATAACAGTAGTGATGGCTAGATACTGTAGTCTGAGCCTTTATCGTTTACATGTCCTGTAAAGTTTACATTCACATTAGTACTTTTCTGCATTGCTTTACCTTGTACTTGTTCTATAGTTTTCCATACATTAGTACTAGCAACCATTTCATTATCAGATTGAATTAAACTCTCTACCCTTTGTACAGCTTTAGTAGCTAACTGTTCTAACTTATTTCTCTGATACTCTATATGATTTACTATTTTATCATTATTTAACATTCTATTAGCTTTAACACCTGCACTACCTTTAGTTAAGTGAGGGAAAGCCTCTAGTGCTGCTTTAGTACCGTTATTAGTCTTAGCGTATACATCTACAAACTTCTTGTTAGCTGGTGTTAATTTATTAGTCTTTATTGGCGGGCGTTTTATATTACTCTGTTTCGGTGTACTAGTAAAAGCACCAGTACTATTTATTAAACTCATGTAACTGTTTGTCTTTTCTACCATAAGTATAAGTATATCACTACTCGATACTTAGTCTATATATGTATAATAATACCATTATTGCTTATGTATTATTGTAAACAGTACAACATCTTCAAGCTTAATTCTCATCTGTTAGCTGGTACTAATATCAAGACTTTCTTAATTATGTTGGTAATAAGTCTTTACATAATAAACATTACCGTGCTATTCTGTAAGCAGTGAAAAGCAAGCAAGCCAATCACACGCAAGCATTAACAATCTAGCGAACAGAGCCAACAGTCCAGTCAAGTTTGAACTGCACAACAGAGCCACTAACTAGCTAGATTGACACTTGCAAACACATTAACAATTTAGTCTGTACATTGTCGGTTATTAAATAATAACTAACCTCTGATACTGATAATATTACCATCAATCCGACTCGAAGGGCGGCGATAGGGTGCAAAGCCCGATGCGTGAACTATTATCAGTACCAGGGGTTAGAACGGGAGTAACTACAATGGATAAACTGTTTAATTGCTTGCCTAAAATGATATCAGTAAAATATAATTTCAATGATTATATTGATGAGCTCATAAGGGATAGAGTACCAACAGGGATAAGGCAGGATGTTGCGAGAGAGTTATATCAATCAGGTGGTAAACCTGAGGATGTGAAACTTGCAGTCCGAAGCGCCTATAAACTAGTAAAAAGTGGCAACATTGCAACTTATAAACTAGTAACACCAGCTTAACAGCTGGCAACGTACAGACTAGCACCACTACTTATTAAGTAACAGATAACTGAATAACAATAGTTTACCCTGTTACCGTGGCGATACTTCCACCCTGGACTACATGGGTCAACATCTGGATTATATCGCTACAGTAATGGGGTAAACATAATAGTAACAAAGGGGTACATTATGACAACTAGACAAAGTTTTTTTGAGAACTGCAATCTAAACAAGACATGGAACAAGATAATCGACTGGGAAGGTTTACGTATCGGAACGGTACACTGGCACACAGATAATGAATGGAAGCTAGTAACAGACAATAGCACGTTTGACGACATCAAGGGACTGAAACAGTCCGAGCGGACTAACTGCATAGAGTTTCACACACAGGCGGAACTCTGGGCATATATTAGAGATAACAACTTAACTACAAAAGGGAGTTTTTAAGATGACGACAGCGGTACTAAATAAAGTAATGAACCTGGGATTGGCCCAGGAGCTAGCGGGACTACTTGGTAGCGACAAGCTAAACGAGCAAGAGAATATAGAGGCTCATGAGATACTATTCACTTGGGCATCAAGCATGAATCAGGTTATACATATAACAGATGGCGGTGCAGTATACTTGGCAACATCTCACGACTTACGAGAGAGTTCAGACACAACGAGGCTAAACTAATGACCAGAAAAGATTACAACCTAATAACAGAGGCTTTACGCTTCTCACACCAGAGTATGAGCGACCTACGGTTTTTAGAATGCATTAGAGGTATCGAACGTGCAACGGAGTCCATTGCGGATTACCTACAAGCCGATAACCCGAAGTTTGATAGAGAACTATTTGTCAAAAACGTGATGGGTGACTCGTGATGATGGTTCATAACATAGACAATTGGTACATTGGCCACAAGCATAACCTGTTGATTGGCACAAGCGACGGTTCACTTGATAGTCGTCGGGCAGATGTGAACGACTTAATTGAACTAATAGTTTACGAGCTTGGGCAGCAATACCACCTAAT